CTTCTAACGCCCGCGACCTTCAATGAGATGATCATCTTGACTCCTCTGCGGGATAACCCGGGGGACCAGTGGTTCTTTGAATCTGACGACCTGGAAGTTCCCGGTGAGGTGTTCATGAACCTCGGAGATTACCAGGGGGACAAGGAGAAGCAAGGGAAGGAGAGGTGTGCCCACGCTCTGGCTCTGATGAAGTTCTACGGGAGCTCGGACATGGCAACCGAGGTCATGCATAGGAAGCTCGCTCGGAAGTCTGACTTCTTTTGGTTCGGGGGAGAGCTTAGGTACACTCCGAGGATTCTGAACCCACTCAAAGGCCTCAGAGCGACGACCAGGATGAAGGGAGACTTGCTCACCGACGACTCTTTCTGGGTTATAGGGGTTCTCGATCCGGACCACGGGAGGATGAGGACCAAGAACAACAAGGAGTCGATGAATATACTAGCTCTCTGCAGAGACTATCAGGACCTGAGGTTCCGATCGAAGGTGGCGAGGGCGATCTTGAGCATGATGAAGTCGGAGTCGGCATTCTCTGTTCCTCACTGGGACTGCCAGCAGGTGAGAGCGGGCTTCAGAAACAAGGGGATGGTGGTCAGCGTGGAGACAGGCACGACAACAGTGAGCTTCTTCTACAAGAATGAGCTCTATAGGACCGAGCTTTGGAGGCACGCCGACATAGTCCAGTATACAGTCGCCCATCACCGCCTGGCAGCCATTGCCGCCTCTCTAGGCTCCAAGTTCACCAAGTTTCAAAAGGCTGAAATGATACGACTCTATGCTAGGCTCCTGAGCGAGAACTCCTGGGGTTTCTCAAGGTTTCTCAAGCCCTACAGGTACGTGGCCACTGGCTGCCTCCTCCGCTCTCCCAATGTATCAGGTCAAGTGAGGAAGCTCTGCGCAGAGGCCACCCCCGAAGTCACCAAGAAGCTGTCATACCAGCTGATCAGGCGAGCGTGCGGGGCTGCCAGGATGGGCGTGACGCCTTTGTTCAAGCTCAGCTTCGAGGAGGTTGGTTGGGAAGCCTTCCTAATCGCCTTCAGCCCCTCTGAGACGTATGGTAGGCCCAGGCACCTGAGGACTGTGATCAAGGAGATCAAAGACGAGATTGATCTCTTCAACAGGTCTGACGAGGGGATGCGAGCCTTACACAGGTCATTCGATGATCTCCTGGACTGCGATAACCTCATCCCAGCGTACCTGGACCACTTCAAACGGGTGCTAGACTTCGCTAAAACCTCTGATGGGAGATTCACCTCCAACCCTTCTGTCGCGGTCCTCCTGCATGAAGACTTGACGGCAACCATGGAGAAGGTCAACCCGAGAGAAGGTTTCTCCCCAAGCCTCGCCTCACTGATGACAGCCAAGGCTAGCACGGATCTAAGCTCATGCCCTTCCATAGCCGCCCTCACCATAGCGGAGCTCTCTAACCTGCTGGGCATGAGCACGGCACAAGAGATCACCGCCAAACTCATGGGCTCGGACGGGCTGTTGGACCTGATGATGAGGGTCGCGGATAAGGCCCAGACTGGCGCAGACAGAGATGTCTCGATCCTCACCGCAGTCTTTAGAGTCATGCAGGCTGTCTCTGAGGCAACGTACGGAGAGATAGGGTCCAAGACTCCCGTGGATCTGATGTCAGTCAAGGACAAAAGGAAATTCTTCTTCGCAGAAGCAAGGGTGCACAGGATGGCTCAGGTCACATCCCTCTGGACCATAGACCAGACCAGATGGTGCGCGAACACAAGGACCTCTATCCTGGCCCTGACCCACTTGCCCTTTGTGCGCAGCCACCCAGAGCTGAAGGTCCCAGTCCTGTTGTCGTTCATCTCCGAAGGGAAGGGGTTCGAATCCCCCCTGCTGACAAGTGAGCTGTCCTCCTTCAACGACATGCATCTCGGATCACCAGGGATGCTTGGCGCCGGTCACATGGGACAAGGCATCGCAGGGAAGGGAAGCTCCGTGTTCCACGCACTTGGGGTCATGATGGATCAGAGGATGTTCAACCAGCGGCTGAAGAGGATGTTTGAGCCGTACCTAACCCTCCTGACCTTCAGATCCTCGAACGGCGTCACCTCGGATGACAGAGGCTCTATAAACTCAGCAGAGTTGGAGAGCGCAGCGGTCGCAGAGGAGCACAATATCATCTCCACTGCAGCGAGGAACAGGCTCACGGAGGAGTTTAAGAAGGAGGAGGGCCTCAAGTTCAAGGTGTGGAGGAAGACAGAGGACAGCAAACCAAAGGTCAAAGTTGGGAACAAGGCTCTCATGAAGAAGGAGTCCGACAGGGCGGAAGGCGCTCTGAGGCTCTACAAGGAGGAGTACCGGTCCAGGGCAACGGAGTTTGGCAACAGACTGGACATAGATCACAAGATACGATTGATACTCTCAGAGGAGGATAGGGCCAAGCTCCTAGAAAGGC